CCTTGTCACTTCAGCGGAGGGGATCAAGCTACCCAATGGGTTCTTCATTCGCTACCCCATGCTGACCCAATATGAGAGCGGCTATGCCTATGCAGGGGACGCTCGGGTGTATCGTGAAGCGGTGAAGAACAAGGTCATTGGTAAGGGACCGCCGACTGATAAGTTCATCCGCATCTACGGTGGGAAGGTTGTTGAGAATATCGTACAGGCTCTGGCCCGCATCGTCGTGGCTGAGCAGATGGCAATGATCGGACGCCGCTACAAAGTTGTCCTACAGGTTCACGATGAAGTGGTGATCCTGTGTGATGAAGCCGAGGTTGAGGAAGCCAAGGCATACATGATCCAGGTCATGTCAACACCACCGTCATGGGCACCGGACCTACCCGTGGCATGTGAAGCAGATCATGGTCCCAATTACGGAGATTCGAAAGGGTGATTGGTATGGATACAAATTCAGAAATCTGGTTGCCTATCGCAGTATCCACAGGGCGGTATGAGGTGTCATCCTCAGGGCGGGTTCGGAACGCTAAAACCAAACGCATCCTAAACCCAATGGTAACCGGGCGCCGTCGTAGCCCACGACCTAAGATACGGATAGCGACGAACCCCAACGTGGATATATGTGTTGCAGCGGCTGTGTTAGAGGCATTCGTATCCCAGCGTCCGGCTGGATACGTGGTAATGCACATAGATGATAACCCTCTCAACAACGCGCTTGTAAATTTACGTTGGGGTACACCCCAAGACAATGCGCGTGATATGGCGCAGAAAACTAGAGGTGGGTTTCAAAGGCTCGCTCCGTCTGATGTGGTTAACATCCGGCGCCGCCGTACAGCAGGGGAGCGCGGAGTAGAACTGGCAGTTGAATTTGGGGTATCAGAACAGCGCATATGTGATATATACAAAGGGAGAACAACACTATGACTAAATCCTGGCAGAAGTATTTCATGGACATGGCCGAGATGGTGGCAACACGGTCGAAGGACCCGAACACAAAGGTGGGCTGCATCGTCACATCGAGCGATAAGGTGGTGGTTGCCAGCGGGTACAACGGTATTCCCATTGGGGTGCGTGATCTGCCTGAGCGCATGGAGCGCCCGGCTAAATACCTGTGGACTGCCCATGCTGAGGAGAACGCTGTGGCGCAGGCTGCGAAGGTCGGTGCTTCGCTTCGTGGTGGGTATGCCTATGTCACCCATCAACCCTGTGCGCGCTGCGCCAGGACGCTCATACAGGCTGGGATACAGGTGGTGTACACCGGGGCTGGGCAGACCAACATGCCAGCCGAGGAGTTCGAGGTTGCCAAACAGATGTTTCTTGAAGCTGGGGTGTATGTTATACCCATGGTGTCAGAACCCGAGGAAACCTAATGCAGCTCAGCCATTCGTTCTCATCCATCAAGATGTTTGAGAACTGCCCCCTTCGTTACTACCACCAACGTATTGCTAAGACCGTAGTGGACAAAGGGGGCGAGGCTAGCCTGCACGGTGAGCGTATTCATAAGTTCTTGGAAGAACGGCTGAAGGGGGTGATCGAGGAGCTACCCCCCGAAGTTGCCAACCTTGAGCCCGTGGTTGACATCATCGTGAAGATGATTGGGGATGGCGCACTCTACGTTGAGCAGGAACTGACGCTCAACCCTGGCCTTGAGCCAACCGGATGGTGGGATGCCGATGCTTGGATCAGGTCCAAGCTGGATGTGAACATCATCAAGGGACCGAGTGCCATCGTGATGGATTGGAAAACCGGGAAGCGCAGGCCAGACTTTACACAGTTGGAGTTGTTCGCGCTTCAGGTGTTCGCCCACTACCCGGATGTAAACATCGTCACGAGTACCTTTGTCTGGACGCAGGAGATGGCTACTGATAAAGAAGTTTACCGCAGGAGCGACGCCCACAAGATGTGGGAGAAGCTGCTTGATCGTATCCGCCGCATCGAAGTCTGCGTGGAGAATGATAATTGGCCAGCCAAACCAAGCGGTCTGTGCCGGTTCTGTCCGTGTAAAGATTTCTGCGATTACGCGAAGTAGAACTTGACAACCCTGTAAAGTTAGGGGTATATCATGGCCACACCAGAGAGTAAGGTTAAGGCTAAAGTTGATAAGATGTTGAGCCAACTAGGTGTTTGGTTCTTCAGCCCCCAAGCGGGGCCGTTCGGCAGGGCAGGCATCCCTGATCGGATCGTATGTGTGAATGGGCATTTTGTGGGGATCGAGGTAAAGGCAGATGGTAAGAACAAGCCAACCAAGTTGCAGGTTGACTGCATGGCAAAGATCGAACGGGCAGGCGGCAAATGCTTTGTCGTTTATGACGATGCCACGCTGGCTCAAGCAAGGGACTACATCCAAGGGCTCGACTGATGTTGGTGCTTGAGAAGGCCAAGGCGCTCATCCTCAAGCTAAACCATCCTAGCCGGGTATTGGAAGCCATACCCACAGCGCAGATGGTCAACGTCAAGGGCAGCGAAGTGGTCGCCGTACCTCATAAGGTACATGAGGTGGCTATCCTGCGGAAGCTGGGGATCGAGGCACCGTCACCTATCAACCACTACTATGAGTGGCCGGGTCGGTTCAAACCTTACGACCACCAGCGGGAGACTGCTGCCTTCCTGACCTACCACAAGAAGGCATTGGTGCTGAACGAGATCGGTACTGGCAAGACCCAGAGTGCGCTGTGGGCGGCTGACTACCTGATGCGTACAGGCAGCATTGGTAAAGTGCTGATCATCTCTCCCCTGTCCACACTCGACCGGGTGTGGGGTGACGCTATCTTCATGGGGTTCCCTGACCGCAAGGGTGTGGTGCTGCATGGCACGGCTGAGCGGCGCAAGAAGCTGCTCAAGACTGACGCTGACTTCTTCATAATAAACCATGATGGATTCCCCATCATCGCTGAAGATGCCATGGGTATGTTCGATCTGGTTATCGTGGATGAGGCAGCGGTGCTGCGTACCCCCGGCACGACCCGGTTCAAGATATTCAGGAAGTGGATGGACAAGAACCCGGACACACACCTGTGGCTCATGACCGGGACACCAACACCCAACGAACCGACTGACGCTTGGGCCTTGGCCAAGCTGGTTGATAGCCCCTTCTGCACTCAGACCTACACGGCGTTCCGTGATCAGGTGATGTATAAGCAGGGTCAGTATCGTTGGTTGCCAAGGCCCGGTAGCGTTGAGACTGTGTACCACATCCTGCATCCATCGGTACGGTACACTCGGGATGAGTGCTTCGATCTTCCTGACACTATCGTACAGACAAGACAGGTGGAGCTGACACCAGACCAGAAGAAGCACTACGCCACCATGATGCGCCATCTCATGACGGAAGTGGCAGAGGAAGGCAGCACGATCACGGCGGTGAACGAAGCGGTCAAGGTGCAGAAGCTGGTTCAGATCGCCTGTGGTGTGGCCTATGATGAGAACGGCAACAACGTAGAGCTTGACTGCTCACCGCGCCTCAACGCTGTGAAGGAGATCATTGAGGAGGCAGGGCAGAAGGTGATCATCTTCGTCCCGCTGACCGGTACTCTGTATATGTTAGAGCGTGAGCTTAGTAAGCGTTGGTCTGTTGCTGTGGTGAACGGCGCGGTCAGTTCTTCTGAGCGGTCAACCATCTTCAAGAACTTTCAGGATGCGCGTGATCCACACGTGTTGATTGCCCATCCTGCTACAATGGCTCATGGCTTGACACTTACCGCTGCCAGTACTGTGATCTGGTATGGACCGGTGACAAGCAACGAGCAGTACGTTCAAGCCAATGGACGGATTGAGCGTATTGGTAAGAGGAATGTGTCGAACGTCATCCACATTGAAGCCACCGAGCTTGAACATAAGATGTACGAACGGCTCAAGGGGAAGCAGCGGCTTCAAGGGCTGCTGCTGGAATTGATACAACAAACGAGGTGAACATGGCAGGACTTACAGTTGATCAGGTTGTCGCTGGGTACATCGCCCTGCGGCAGCAGAAGCAAACCATTGAGCGTGAGGCTGAAGAAAAGGTCAACGCGGTCAAGGCCAAGATGGCTAAGATCGAAGCGTGGATACTTGAACAAGCCAATGCCCAAGGGGTTACATCATTCAAGACAAACCACGGCACGGCGTTCGTAACCACGACCGACTTTGCCAACGTGGCTGATTGGGATGCTGTGCTGACTTACATCAAGGACAACGGAGCGTTCGATCTTCTTGAGCGTAGGGTCAGCAAGACAGCGGTGCGCGGCTACATCGAAGCGCGTGGCGCAGTCCCATCTGGTGTGAACTACGGCACCAAGTTGGAAGTAAACATTCGCAAACCTACAGCGAAGGGAGAGGACTGATGATAGGTGAATGGATAGTACGCCAAATCCGCAAAGCTGAGAAACGGAGATCAAGAAACCAGCCGGAGCCGGATGGGTTGGTCCAACCAAACATCTTTGCAGGCACACCATCTATATCGGTGTACCGGATTTCAAACGGCTTCTTGCTGACATCGAACAGCCCAGGAAGATACGAGCACACCATGGTGTACTGCAAGGAAGTTGGTGAGATCGGAGATCAGATCGTCGCACTTAACGCGCGCGAAGCGATGGGCGTACCAAGCCACGTGAATATCACCACACACGGCGGCGGTGGCAGCGGCGGTAGTGGAATTGCCAAAGCTACCCTCGCATCCTACCCCGTAACTAACAGACCATAAACCGCTCATAACAGGAGAAACCCATGAGCAACATTATCCCTGCTAATCTGCAAGTCCCGGCGCACCTCGCGTCTCGTATTGGTAAGCCCTCTGCCTTGGCACAAGCCCTGGCTGGCGGCATCTCTAGCGGCGGTGACTTCCCCCGCATCTCCATCAAGGGTGCGCGTTTCCGCATCGTGGAAGGCGGCGCTGAGACTGTGCTGAACCAGACCACGCTTGATGTTATCGTGGTGGGCGCCAACCCCCGCCTGTCTAAAGTTTGGTATGGTAAGGAGTGGAACAAGGATAGCGAACCTACCGCCCCTGACTGCTACTCCTTGGACGGTGTGAGCCCACACCCGGATGCAACCAACCCGCAATGTGATCTGTGCGCGTCCTGCCCGCATAACGCATGGGGCTCCAAGATCGCTCCGAATGGTCAGCAACTGAAGGCTTGTTCAGATAAGAAGCGCCTTGCCGTGGTTGCTGCTGATGATGCTGAGGGTCCGGTTTATCTGTTGGAAGTTACCCCGGCTGCGATAAAGGGGCTGAACGCCTACCAGAAAGAACTGTCCATGCGCGGCATCGCGCCTGAGATCGTGCGTACTCGGGTGTCCTTTGACACGGATGCGTCCTTCCCGAAGCTGAAGTTTGGGCTTGGCGGGTTCTTGGATGAAGCCACCATGGCTGCTGTCGATGACCTGTTCGGGTCGGATAAGGTGAAGGAGATCACGGGTGAAGCACAGGTTGAGAAGCCTGCGGCGCTGCCCCCTCCGGCCCCCCGCCCTGCCCCGGTTCGTCAAGCCGCTCCTGCCCCGGCACCGGAGCCGGAAGCTGAGGAAGAACCCGCCCCTCAACCCAAGCGTGGGTTCGGTGCGGCCAAGCCTGCGGCTGCTACCCCTGCTGCCAAGCCTGTGGCTGCGAAGCCTGCGGCCAAGCCTGCCCCGGCTGTGACTGCTGGTGTCGATCTGGCTGATGAGATCAGTAATATGCTCAGCGGGCTGGGAGCGGATGATGCCTGACAGCGTTGACTTTAACAAAGTCGAGGCGCTGCGTAAGCACATGCTGATAACAACTCGGGAGATGGCTGAGCTATTCGGCGTCTCTCGGGTGACCTATCACGGCTGGGTGAGAGGGCAGTCTCTCCGGCAGAAAAATCTTGAGCATGTCACCTCGATGGTACGTATTCTACTGGCAGTAATGCGTGACCATGGATGGCCATCAAGAGAAATTGTTGGTCTGCCACAGGTTATGCGTAAGCACAGGTTGCTTGCTCTAGTAGCTGAGTATCAATAGACTATGGAGGGGGAGCAATCCCCCTCCTCACGGAGTTGGACAAAGGTAGGGGTAGGTTATGGATACGCTTGAGTTTCTTCGGCGGGTCCTTCCGTCCGAGGGCTACGTTGTTTCTATCACAATCAACAACGGGCAGGTCCCCAGGCAGGGGTTCCACGCTGACATTGACGCATTGGCAACCAGCATCGCGGCGCTGAGCCAAGCGGGTAACAACGTCTATTATGCCGTGGCATCCTTTGTGGATAAGAAGGCTGGCCGCAAACAGGATAACGTGCATCTCATTAAGGCGCTGTACCTTGATGTGGACTGCGGGCCGGGCAAGCCATTCCCCACTTGGAAGGAAGGGCTTCGCGCCGTTGGCGAGTTCGTTGCTGTCAATAAGTTACCAAGACCCATGATCGTCGCATCTGGCAACGGACTGCACGTGTACTGGGTACTGGACCGCGACCTGACGCAAGATGAATGGCACCCTCTGGCACTCAGCCTGAAGGCCATGATCCCCACCAAAGATGGGCGACCCGTGTTCGACCCTGCGGTTCCGGCTGATAGCGCCCGAGTGCTGCGCCCGGTGGGTACGGTCAACCCCAAGGGTGGCGGTGATGTTCGCATCCTATTCGATGCAGACCCGGTTGATGTGGATACCATGCGTGGCATCCTTGGCCATGCTGCGCCCGCTGTCGTTGCACAGCCAGCCCGGTCATCGCTGTTAGATGCCATGGCGGTGAAGCAAGAGTACCCGCCAGCCAACCCTGATACCTTGGTCGAGAAGTGCGCTCAGATCGCATGGGCGGTGCAGAACCAAGACTCAGTACATGAGCCGCTGTGGTATGCCCTGATGGGTGTGGCTGCGTTCTGCTCGGACCCGGAGCAGACCGCTAAATCGTGGAGCGAAAACCATCCAGACTATGATGAGGACCACACGCTTCGCAAGGTAAATCAATGGCGCAATAGCGCCACCGGACCAACCACTTGCAGCAAGTTTCAGCAGGAACGCCCTGACGGATGCAAGGGCTGTAAGCTCCTCGGCAAGATCACCACTCCGGTCAGGCTGGCATTGGAATACGCAGCGGCACCGCCGCCCGTAGATACACCAGACCAGATCGTGCAGAACCCACCCAGACCATTCAAGTGGCGCGAAGGTGGCGGGCTTCGGATCACCGTAGATAAGTCCGATGTGGACGTATGCACCTTCGATATATACCCGGTCAGCTACGGCAGGGATGAGTCCCTTGGGTATGAGACTGTGCGGTACCGTTGGAACCGCCCTCACGTTGGCTGGCAAACCCTGAGCTTCAGGCAGTCATTGCTGGCTGAGTTCTCAGTCAAGGATTTCGCTACCACCATCGCAGACCAGGGCATTGTCCTCCCTACCAAAAGGCAGACGGAGCTATTTCAAATGATGTTGCGGTCCTACATGGAAGAACTGCGGCAGCTCAAGACAGTCACCAACCTATACGCCACGATGGGCTGGAAGCAGAACAACAGCGAGTTCCTGTTGGGTGATACCCTGTTCAGGCGGAACGACGATGGCTCCGTAGTGACTGAGCCAGTCACCCTTGCGGTCAGTTCACAACGTATTAGTGAGAACCTGTACACCACATCCGGTACGCTCGAAGCATGGGTGAAATTCACCTCCGTGCTAGAAAAAGCCGTGATGCCAACGCACCAGTTTGCCTTGATGGTATCCATGGCTGCGCCGCTGTTCGGACACACGGGCCTAAAGGGCCTGACACTCAGCCTCTATGGACCCACAGGGGCGGGCAAAACGCTGGCTCAGTATTGGCAGCAGTCAGTATGGGGTGACCCGCTCAAACTGCACTACACAGCCAAGTTCACACAGAACGCCATGTTTGCCAGGATCGGTTTCTATAACAACCTGCCAGTAACCATTGACGAAGCCACCATGCTACCAGCCAAGGAAGTGGGTGACTTCTTGTACTGGATTTCACAGGGGCGGGATAAGGCCCGCCTGTCACGGTCTGCTGAGGAACGGGACGCTAAGACCTGGGCTACTATTGTCACTACATCCTCCAACCGTTCGCTGGCCTCCATGCTGGCAGCTAGTGGGCTTGAGACAGACGCGCAGATGGCGCGGCTATTGGAGCTTACGGTGCCAGCGCACCCGCTGTTTACCCGCAGCACGGATGCCGGGCAGAAGATGTACAGCTTCCTATCCACCAACTATGGCACGGCTGGCCGGGTGATCATCCAACACCTCATGGAGCTTGGTGAGCAGGGTATCCTAGCTGCGCTCGAACACCACAGGCAGGTGTTCGCCAAGCAATATGGCGCGAATTTTTCCGGCAGTGAGCGGTATTGGGAACAATGTATCCTGTGTGCTGACTTCATGGGCAAAACAGCTACAAATTTAGGGCTAATTCAGTTTGACTACCGCAACGCAACTGCCCACGTGATAGCCCAGACCGGAGCGATGCGGAAAGCGGTGGCTGAGAACCACGCTGACTCCTTCGACCTACTGGCTGAGTATCTGAACGAGCAGTCACACACAGCCCTGACCATAACCCATGTGGCCAACACCTCTCAGCAAGTTGTGGATACGAACCGTATGCCAAGGGGTGAGGTGCATATCCGCTACGACCTGTACCGCCCCAACCAGGGTGCGCCGCTTAACAACGGTGCCATCACCATAGACAGGCGGCACTTCAAAAAGTGGCTGGCTACCCGTGGCGGTGACTACCGCTCACTTGTTGAGGACATGACCCGCGAAGGTATCAACGCCACCCCGCCATCAGAGAAGGGCTACCTCGGGCGGGGAACCAACATCAAGCTAGGCCAGCAGTACGTACTGGCGATCAACGTCAACCATCCGCGCCTCATTGGCATCCTGACCAATGAGGATAACAAGACGGTGAACGCTCAGCTCAACGTCATCCAAGGGGGAGTACCCTGACCTATTCGGTCAGGGCATCAACCAACCCACGGATATCTTCCTGCGCTGCCCGGGGTGCTGCTCTCAATGTGCGCTCACCTGCGGGCCGCTGGGCTTCACGCAATGCCCGGACATTACCCTGCGCGAAGTTCCTGATTTCCAGGGTGGTGCCCCTGGTTGCGTTATTCCACTCGTTGACGGAATCCATGATAGCCGCCGCACCCTGGGTATCACCCCGCAGGGTAGCTTTGATCCAAGCATGGCGGAACCCGGTCACAGCTTCCTTCTGGTAATCCGTTTCGCGGTTGGCGATGCGGATAACATCATATTGGGCTGCGGCAGAAGCTGGGTAGAAACCCGCCAACCTTGTGAAGATAGTACCCATGTCCATCTCTTTACTGACCACATACCCACGGCGATCAACCACCGCACCCGACTGCATGTAGGCGTAACTATCACCCATCAGGCGGAGCAAAGTGACCGGAGACTCCCGGGCTACATCTTCCAGGCTCTTGGAAGCCGAGAATGGGAACACTATCAGATCACGAGCGGTCTTGGCTGTGCCAGAGATG